ATTGGCTTATTGGCTTATTGGCGTAAAACCAGTTTAATCTTATCATTAACAATATATAGACAGATGAGCGCGGGAATTGTGGACCAAATTACGCTGGAGTATTTAATGAACCGGGATATGTACAAAAAGTTGATGACCAATAAGACGGTAATTGCGCAAAAAAATAAGGAGAAGAATTTTTATAAAAACCGGATATCGCATTTAACGGAAGAGCTGCTTGCAAATAATGAAGTGGATGGATTATTTGTAGATGTGTCGTTCGCATTTGAGAATTATGTGAAAACATGCATCCACTATTTTAAAATCATTGATGAGAGCGACATCATCCAGAATGATTACAATGGATCCACAGTGGAAGAAGAAGAGCAACAAGATACAACCGATGATTTAGCTTTAGATGAATTTGATGAAGACTTAGATGAAGACTTAGATGAAGACTTAGACTTAGATGAAGATGATGGTGTCAATGAAATCATAGATGTAAAGGATGGAAAGGAAGAAATATATGTAGAGATTTTAGAGGATGAAGATGAAGACTTAGATGAAGAGAAAGACGAAGATGACGACAAGATGAAGATGATGTTGCGCTCTGCAAAAATGATGACGGGTACATTGGATAAGTTTATGATGTTAAAACCGCAATTAGCAACACCGGCAAAGAAGTGCGCAGACGTGTTGCCTACGCAAAAAGAAATCAATTTAGAAGACCCGCTGCTGATGAATAAAGGTATTTGTAAAAAGAAAAATATGAACAATAAGTATGGTAAGTAGTGTTAAAAAAGGAAGAAAACGTAAGCGCGCGAGAAACACGCAAAAATTGAAGGGCGGTAATAAACCAGTAACTAATAAAAAATATAAAAAGTTAAAATGTAGTCCTAACCCCGAGAAGAACAATTTCAGTTGTTTTTCAAATCCGGACCTCATCAAGTTGAGAGACCGGTGGAACTTGAGGCATCCCGACGTCGCGATAAAATCGGACGACCCAAAGGAGATTTGGTCCTTGTTAAAGCAGTATTTAAGCAATGTGTGCAATAAGGAGACGTGTTGGCTAAAGCAGAATTTTATACCGGAACATGATGGGAAAGAATTAATGAATTCATTCGCGCCCCAGTCGCCTGCGGATTGGAAAGATAATCCGAACAAGTGGTTATCGAGTTTGGATATATTAAATGTGATGCGTCAGTATGAAAAGGCGTACAAATGCTTTGAGTTTCTGGGGCCGTCGCCGATAGACTATGATACGATAGAGATGGATGGCGCGTGCGTGTTTGAGGAGATTTGTAAGCTCAATTTGAAGGACCAAATACAATCAGGCAAAACTAAGATAGGGTTTTCGTTCAATACGGATACGCATGATAAGCCGGGGAAGCATTGGATATCCATGTTTGTGAATATTAAAAAAGGCTTCATCTATTTCTTTGATAGCGCGGGCAATCCGATGCCGGGTCGTTTAAAAAAATTGGTAAAAAACATTACGAAACAGGGGCTCGCACTAAATCCGCCGATAAAGTTCGTGTTTGACCAGAACCATCCGGTGGAGCACCAGTATGGGACAACGGAGTGCGGGATATATAGTCTATATTTTATAGTGCATATGTTACAGGATAAGCTGACGGCGAAATATTTGAAAACGCATATAATAACAGATGAGTATGTGAATAAATTCCGCAAAATATATTTTAATCAGGACTTGAATTAAGGTTTAGTAACAAACTTGAAAGAATGCATTCATGTTATTTTCTCAAAATGATAATGAATTGTTTAGCGGGTCGCGCAAATAAATTAAATATTATATGTGTATATATTATTTATGGAAGATAATAGTGATGGTGATGGTGAAATTATGCAACAAGATGATGTCAAAGCTAATGACGAATTAAATCATTCTATTGGTGTTAAAAACCAGCGCAACGGTTCTGACGATATAAACGATGATACAGTTTTACCTCCTTTTACTAGCATTTGTGATGTAGGTGTAGTTACAACAAAAATGAAACGCGTAACTGATGTTTTATCTACTATTAAGCCGGTTATTGCTGGTTCTAACATTTTTGGAGAGGTTCATCCTTCTCTTATTACTCTTCTTAATAAAAATTTAACAACAATACTAACCAACAATGTCAATGATACATCAACTCTTAGAGAATTAATTGCTACGCTAAAAGAATTAATTGCTACGCTAACAGAATTTATAGTAACAAACGGCAATTTAGAATTAAATAAATATGACTTTCCTACTCTATATTTATATTTGAAGAAAGTAGTTAGTAAGATTAATTTTTTAAATATGGATTTAGAATGGGTTCGCAACTTTGGGTCTGAGCAAGGTGCTTCTGCAAACAGAGATGGGTCTGAACAAGTTGTACCTGAGCAAGGTGCTTCTGCAAACAGTGATGGTTTAAAGAAGGGTTTAAAGATTATTCGCATTAAATTTATATTATCTTGGTATCTTAGTTGCTTAAGTTTTGTGAGATGTTTCGATATTACACGTACATATTGCAATAAAGTTAATGAAATGTTAAATGATCCCAATCCCGATAAACAAGATTTATTTGTCAACATATATGTCAGTTTAGAATTATTGAAAGGCAATGTTTTGACGAGTATAAATCAAAAAATTGAAGAAATGAATAGTCGTCCTATTCTAAATGAGGATAATTTTGAATATAAAGTTAACTTAGACACGGTATCTGGTTTGATAACTCATGAAACTAAATATGTAAGTTTAAGAAATTTTTATGAAATATTGATCTGTTTGTGCGATTATAAATTTAAAGGTTTAACACCAGATAATTTATACAAAACAGCACCATCTGTCAGAGACCCAGTTGAAGAAGCAAGAATAAGATTAATAGCAATTTTGGAAAAAAGTGGATCTCTAGACATTTCAGTAGAATTTCACAGATTGCTCATGACGATTTTAACCGAATTTAACATTCTGGATAAATTTAATCATATAGACCAACTTGAAAATAAAGTGAGGTCGCGCCCTACAGATAAAGTGTTTGTTTTTCCGGAGATACATGGAGAAAGACCCATTACTATTGTAAGATGCAATCAGTTACTCGATCAAGAAAAAGAGGGGTTGTTTAAATTTGTATTTTATAATTTATACAAAAAAAATAATTTAATTTGTAGGGATGATTACAAAGGAACAATTAAAACATATCTTAAGGATACCACATTTTTTGGCACAATTGCGCGTTCAAAAAAAAAATCACAACAGGAAGCAAAAATGATGGCTTTATTTGATAATTTGTTCAATGATGATTTTTGCAAAAGCCTGCAATCTGGCGTCCCATCTGGCTTTCCACCTGGCGTCCCATCTGGCGTCTCACCTGGCTTTCCACCGGCATTACCAATATCAGATAATCTAAGCCGGTCATCAAGTTTTTCCCCCTTATTACGTGTAGGTCAAACTATAGAAAAGCTGAGCAATGTCGTAAGTATATTTGACCAATTAAACAATAAAAATAATGTGTGTCAATATGAGTTATTAGGATATGAAGAAAAAATATATGAATGGTTATCTAATCCCGAACAGCATTATGATGCCTACATCAGACAAATTAATGATGCTATCAAAAGTGTTAAAAAACCGTTGCAGGATCAAATTGTGGAGGCGGGAATTAGAGAAGACCCGTGCAACAAAATGTTATTTGATTTGCTTGATTTAGCACATGATATTAATTCACGTCATGATTTTTTGAATATTTTTAATGTTTTTTGTAAAATTGATATTTCAAGAAGAATGTTTGTTGAAGTTTCTGGCTCTGCAAAACAATCAGAAATTAGAACTAACAGAAAACAAATTGTTGATTTGATTAAAGACAACCTAATTCATGCAGGAGTTTGTTTTCCTGATTTAACTGACATAATTCTTACTAGAGATGAAAGTAACGTGAGATTTTTTAAATTATGCGTTGATAATCAAGGTGTCGAGAATTGGTTATATAAAGAATCTGGAAGAATGTTAGAAGTTGGTAGATTATTTGCATATTATAATTCATTAGATGATGAAAATAAAAAAAATTTTAAAACTTCTTGCACATTGATATCAGGATGCAATAGTGAGACGTTTGAAGATTTCTTTAGGAAACCAACAGAAGATATACTCAAATTGGATAAAGATAAGAATGTAAAATTGTATGCAATAACACATTTTGATGGTTGCGGGACTAGGGTTGATATTATTAATCCTGGTTTGAGTTTCTGTATTTTTGATAACGTGTTAGGATTTTTTAGATATTCTGTGTTTTCTAATAAAATTAATCAAGATATAGGCCATTTAGTTGTAGTTACTGAATATACTACAAATAACATTTTAGCGATATTTTGTTTTGAAGGTAAAGTAACATTAAATTCTTTAATTGATGAATCGAACAAGACGTTCGTACCAGATATCAACACTCGCGGGTGTGGATCTGACCCGTGCAAAAGTGTTATATTTAATTTATCAATTGTAGAATTTATTAAGAAATATAAATTGGTAGATGTAGACGAGAGTTATGAACTGCTTAGAAAAGCAATTACCAAAGCAAGTACAATACCATTGCAAAATAGAGGCATTTTATTTATTGAAGAAAACATAAAAATGTTTATTTCGAAGTTTGATGAATCAGAAGAAAAAACATTTGTTTCTAATAAAGTTTTTATAGAACAATTTAAACAAATGTTGTTATTTTTAAATAAAACAATCGGAGATTTAATTTTTAGCGTATATGCAGGAATTAAAGTAATAACAACAACAGATTCATTAGTAACGCATTCAGTTTGGTATAACTTTTTTAAAGGGAACTCATCATGCCTTCAAGAAGTGTGGAGAAAAGGCTCAAATGGCAGCACAACTGTATCTCCTGGAGTATTTATTCAAGACATAATGATAATGTCAAAAATTATTTTAAATAATATGGTCGTATATAGATATATTGTTTATTATTTATTGAGTTCTTTCATTGATTTTAGTGTTCAAAGATTGACCAGGATTGATGTAAACGATATTTTACAAGGTGTGGTCGAAATTTTAAATAAAATGAGAACGCCTTTTGATATTGGTGCGTTCCCGTTTTATAGAGTTAATCAAGCAGTTGAACAAATTTTTAAATTTATTCCTCAAGCTAAACCGGTTCTCGCGAGAATGGCGGCAGAACACGATACACTATATAAACAAATTATGTTACAATTCATACTTGCAGAAAATGAATATATACAGTCTAGATTATTTGATAATTTAATTAAAATTGCTAGAAGCAACGCTGTAGATTTTTATAAATTAATGTATTCTTTGCCCAACCTTACTACTGCATTTAGGTCAAACTCTTTTACAGATGCTGAAATTAATGAGGCAGATGTAAATTTTAATGAATTTAATGAAATTTTTAATTTGTTAGCGCAGATTGAATGCATTGCTGATAAAGTGATATTCACATGTTATGCACCTGGAATTCAATTATTTGATAAATTATTTGCAAATATTAAAAATATAAAAAAAAATGGTGGCGATGTGCCTGAAGATTTTTTTACAAGAACACAACTTAAAAACAATGAAAAAGAATATCCAGATGCATATAAGTTTGCATCGCAAAATATTGATCTTAGTGACCCCCGCACCAAACTTTTTAAATACACTATAATAATGTATGGAACGGCTGAATTTTTCATGCAGATACGTGATAAATTAATTGACTATTCTCGCACTGGCGAATTTATGGGAATGGATCAAGAGGTATGTCGCACGAATATCCTTAAAATGGAAAACAAATTATTATTATTTTTTAAACCTCTTTATAAACGTCTTAAAATGATAAACAATCAGTGGGAAACCGGCAATTTGAAAGAATTATTGACTTATACCGGCGTTGATATTGAAGTAGATATTGATGAAAATCATGATAATGATGAATGCTTTATAGATAATGGCACTGCTGCCGGTGCTGCCGGTGCTGCCGGTGCTGCCGGTGCTGCCGGTGCTGCTAGTGCAGGTTTTAGTTCTGCTGATGCTGCTCACAATGCAAGGTATAGGTCTGCTGCTGCTGGGCCTAGTTCTGCTGCTGCTGCTGCTGATGATGAGACGTATGTTGATGAGTTGGGTGGCGGAACTAAATCAACCCGCGTGTCCACCCGAGGCAAAAAATTAAAACACAAAAAGTTTACAAAGAGACCAAACCGTCGCAGAAGTAGTTTAAAAAGACGAACTATAAAGCATTACAGAAAAAAACATAATACGCGAAGACGTTATAAATAAACCAATATATAAAATTAACACGTGGTTAAACACCTGATTTTTAACTGGCATCAGTATTAGCCGCAGCCGCAGCCTCCACAGCTCTCACGATTTCATCATGTATAAGGAATAGGTCGGGTTTAATTGGAACCCGGAGTACAGGGTCATAAGAGGAAACTTGCATGTATCGCTCACTCGCTCTATAATTTCCATCACTGTCTAATTTATGTGGCTCGATAACTTTCAATAATGCGCTAATAATGTTTTCGTCGGTAAACAGGTCGGCCTGGTCGCGCCATCTTCCTGTCAGGCAAGATTTAATTGTTTGTATAGAGGTCACAGTTTGTGCATTGTTAGACGAGCTGCTATTGGTAGACATGTTAGTTTTGTTAGAGTTGTTTTATAAGCGGTTGTTTAATTTTATTAATTTAATAAAGTATTAAATTAATTTCAATTTTTTTGTTTGAATGCAATATTTGCATTGGTATATTATTAAATAACACTTTTTTAATTTTTTTTGCGTTTGCTTTTCCTTATTTTATTATATTTTTTACGTTTGTTAGTTTTCTTGCTCTTACCTTTTTTATGTTTTGTATGTTTGCGTTTTCCTCCGGTGTTATGAGCAATATCTACGGCAGCAGTGTCTGTTGCAGTGTCTGTTGCAGTGTCTGTTGCAGCAGTATGCGCGGCAGCAGCATCTACGACAGCAGCATCTACGGCAGCAGCATCTACGGCAGCAGCATGTGCGGCAGGAGTATGTGAGGGGTAAGCAATATTTATCCAACTTTCAACGCAATTAAATGAAACTTTGAAACCATTGCATTGATAACGTGATGTTATAATTGTTTTAAATTCTTCATTATCAGCTGATACATAAAATTGCAATTTATGTGGGTTACAAATTGTTGTTTCTATTGCAACATAATGTGTTATACCCTTAATAGGTATTTCTAAATATACTAATGCATGATAACTTGATCCTATAATGTTACCATAAACTGACGATATTTGTTTTAAATTTTCACTATTTTGTTCAATCCAATCTACAATTATTATCTTACCAAGTGTAATTCCGTCTATCTTTAAATTTTTACATATATATTCTGTATTTAGTCCGCAAGTATTACTATATTTTATTTGTCCTGAGGAATAACGTGGAAAAATATTTTTAAATATGGCCTCTAAATAATGATCAACCGCTAAATTATACTCAGAAATAAAAGTTATTATATAACTGACTTTATTAGGCATTTCAATAATTTTGAAATTTAATGTATTGCTTCCTAAAATAATACTCATTAATGTATATTAATATTAAAGGAAAGAATGCGACACTATAAATAGTGTTATGTTAAAATAATAATATAAACACAAAATAATAGTATATTATTATTTACAATGAATTCAAATACAAATACAAATACAAATGCAAACGCATCATTCATGCAGCAAGACAACGTAGAAATGTTATGGGACGTGTTAAAAGATAGCGTAATTTATGAATTAATGCCAAAAGACGACCGCGTTCTATTCCGGCAGCATGTCGTTGAAAATGTGCGCGGGTTTTATAACAAAGAGAGACACGAATCACAAAGCTTGATGGACATGAACAAAAAGTTTATAGAGGTCATGTTAAACTCGCTAAAGCAGACGACTGCGTCAACGCAGAAACAACAAATGCAACGCCCACCACCTGACCTACATACGGCGAAACACATTCAAGACGACCGTCAGCAGCAGTTTGAGCGCAAGTTAACCCAAAAAAAGGAAGAGTTTGACAATGCCATTAATGTCAAGGTGCCGCCCGCCCCCAACTTTACCGACCAATTAGACACGCCAATTAGCGAGATGGAGACCCTGATTGCGAAGGCAGTGGCGCAGCGTAATTATGAGATGGAACAAATACATAAATTGAACTCTAGTAATCCGGGAAGCCAGAAGTTTTTGTCGGCGCAAGATACGTCGCTCAAGAGTGAGAAACAGCGCGACAATGATAACGCGTTGAAACAAATCAAGATAAGTAAGGAAGATATTGGGCAAAAGTATGTGGAACCGAGTGTGATACATTTGAAAGCGCCAACAAAGGTAGAACCTCTAGCAAAACGCATTACCATCAATGAAGAGCTGAATGAAACACATTATTATAATAATGGCAACCATAATAGCAACCATAATAGCAATCAAAATAATGTAGTTCTTCCTACAATAAATGCGGCAGATGAAAATGTGAGTTTAACCAACATCTTTTTGAAATTAAAACAAATTCCGGCACCTCCTACCGTTCAGGACCAGTTGGACGCGATTAATAAACGACTTGACGCGATGCAACGGGACATTGAGCAGTTAAAGCGTTAATTTGAAGATTTACAATAGAACAAAATATATTATATAATTTTTATAATGCAAATATATAGAAAGTATGTTAAGGCTGTTTTTATTGTTTTCATTATTTGTAAATAACGTTTTTGCGGACACGGAATGCCCCACAGTAACCACGATTGGCGATAGACGCGCGGATAAAAATAAACTGCGTTTAGTCCAATATAATGTGGAATGGTTATTTATAGATTATTATAGCTCCGCAAATTGTCCTGGGGATGGGTGCACGTGGAAAAATGAAAGTCAAGCAAACACTCACATGAATTATGTCTCCAATGTTATTAAGGAACTGAACCCGGATGTAATT